GCTGTAACTGCACCCTCGGCAGTTGTATCTTCTATCTTACACAATAAATACCCTGTTACAGGGTCTACTTTAAAAGGTAACGGAGTTATCCCGTCAGTATTAGAAACACCCATAGCAATAGTTACTCTATTTTGGTCTCGTTTTGCATTAGACATATTTATCCTATAATTACATATTTAAAGCTTGTGCCAGAGTCTACAACGTCTTGAGCTGTTATAGTAAAACTTCCAGCACCTGGAGTTATATAGTAGTGACTTCCTACTGCACCAGTCCACATAATTAAGATAACCGAAGTAGCCGTTATGGCAGCATCGGTTACTGTGTCGGTGTTACCTGTTGCAGTCCAAGTTTGAGCGGCACTCACAGGCAAAGACACTAACAATCTTCCAGATGTCGCATCAATACGCAACTGAACTATATCTTCATTAGCATCGTTTGTTATTCCTGCTAATACTGGATTACGATTATCATCTCTTGAAATTATTTCATCTGCCATACTTTTTTTTCTTTAATGTTTCATAAGCTATTTTTAAGGATTGTTGTCTAGATTCAATTAACTTCTTCTCATTCTCAATCTGTATCTTTTCTTTACTAATGAATTTCTTTTGCGATACTATTTCTTTTCTTTGCTTCATTATCTCATCTGATTTTGTATTGAGAATCACTAAGTTTTCTTGAATCTCTTTTGATACCTTTAAAGACAAGCTACTAAACTCCGTAACATCTTCTTTATGGTCTTTCATTAGTAACTCGGTAGACTCTCGTATCTCTTTAACATCATTAATAAACTTAACTATCTCATCAAGATTCTTAGTAGATTCGGATAAATACTCTCTACTCTTTTCGTGTACAGTCTGTATTTCGTATAGCGTCTTAGCTTTCTGTTTCTCTATAAACTCCGACTTGTTTTCTTTTAATTCGTTAAGAGTGTTCCGAGTTGTGTTAATCTCAAGACTTAATTCAACAAGACTTTGTTTAAGCTCAAACTCGGTCGGTGATAATACAGCAGTCGGTGGGATATAAACTTCTTTTAATACTTTAATCTCCTCTTCTAACTCACCTATTGTATTGATTAACTTTCCTTTCTCGTCAGAAAATACTTTAGGCTTTTTAAGCTTTTCTTTTTTACCTGACTGATTTACAGCGTGTTGAGCTTCCGCCGCTAATACATTTAAATCAGCCGCCTTTTTCTTTAACGGAAAGTCTGATGCCATACTATTTCAATAATTCTTCTAACTTATCTTTACCAAGCTTAGGATTAAACTCAAGTTTACGTTTCTTTAGTTCTTTAATAACATCAGCCTTATCGCTGTATAAAACTGGTTTATCTCCTGCTGATTCTATAGCCTTTTCTTTAGGTTTTTCTACATCTTCTTTCTTGCCTTTAGGCTTGTTCTCTTGTTCTATTGATTCTCTAAACTTGTTCAAATCCGCAATTTGAGCCTTTAACATCTCAACTTCGGACTTAGGCTGTACAGTTTCTACTGTAGCTTGTCCACTTAGAATACTAGTCATTACTTCTCTTTCGTTTGTTTCGTTTATGATTGGTACTCCTCTACCTCCAGCTTTGTCTGGATTCTTTGCATCGTAAGATGTTGCACTTGTATCGCCTTGTAATAGGATTCGTCTAGCTAAATGTCTAGCTAAATGCTCTCCTAATCCAAAAGGATAAGTAACTGTTTGACCTGCTTTGATTGTAAAAGGCGTTCCACCGTAAGCGTGGGTAAAATCTTCTTGGCTGATGTTAGTAACATCGACCACTCTTCCATCATTTTCCATATATTTATACGTTATTTGATAATTTGATAAAATACTGTGTCTTGCCCCTATTGGGGCAAAGACAATATTTTAATATTAGCGAATGTTGACTCTAACTAAAGCAGGAGTATCTGCTGACGCATTAGCCACTAGGCAGAAGCCAAGTGTTTGTGCATCATAATCACCCTCTGCTGTAACACACTTCTGTACATAACCGATTGTATTATCACCAGTTTTGAATCCAGCACCTACGGTTAATGCTTCTCCTGCGTATACAACTCCATCACCGTTTGTTAGTACCCAAGCGTAAGAAGCCGCCGCAATAGCGATTTGAGCTATACCAACACAAGATTGAATATCATCAGTAACCGCCGCCATATCTACATACGACATTGTGCGAATAGTTAAATCAGAATCAGCTACCGCAAGGTCTGTCGTTAGAGCAGACTCTGGATATAATTCAAGAGTATCTACTGTATTAGTTTTAATCTTGAAAGCTTGTCCAACACCAGTACCAGCATCTATATAACCAATAGCATCTTCAAATTGACCTACTGTCCAACCTGCCGAAGCCTTGGTAATAAATACTACTCTACCTAACGAATCAGCAGAAGAAGATACTGTATCTACTGCTGTAACTGCGTCTGGTACAACTGCTGTACCTGCTGTAACTGCACTTTGAGCTTTAACGTATACCCATTCTCTACCATCAGGAGTCATTGCTCTTTCGCCTATTTTGAATACTCCAGGTGTGGTAATAGAATTATATACGCTTTGAAATGTAATCTGTTTCATATTTTTTCAGCTATTAAGCTATTCGCCTAATAGCTCTTTCTGTGGCATCGCCACATTGTTAATTAATGTTAGAGTAATTTACTCTAAAGAATCCCGTACCCGTAGAAGTAGCAATATCATTCATTGAACCTACTATATAAGTTCCAGCACCCCAGATTCTATTAGAAGTAGTCGCCGCTATAATTCCAGGAGTAGATGAAGCTACATAGCTAAAAGCAGAAGAAGTACCTACAGTATCATTCCATAAGTAATTAGTACTACTTAACTTAAATGTAGGGTCTGTTGATGTTGCCGCCTGTAAAAATAATCTAGCAATAGTACTTGATGCTTGATAGTCATCAAAATCTTGCGTAACTAAAGTAATACTTTCTATTACTCTATCACGAGAAGAACTATTATATAGACTAAAGACAGTTGTGGAAGCAACAGTTGGCCCATTATTAGCTGTCAATCCTGACCCACTAAATTGTATTTGAGATATCTTTGAAGTACTTTCTGTATCGCCAGCCGAGCCTATACTAAAATCGTCTACGGGCGATATAGTAGGTAGTTCAATACGATTACCTAATACTTGCCCTGCTTGCTGTGCTACAGCGTCCCAAAATCCAGCCGATTGAGCTTTAACTTGGGTAAAACCAACAACCAATAGTAATCCTATTACTGCACTAATTGATAGTTTTGTTATTGTGTTCTTGTTCATATTAGAATATTAAATATTTGAATGTTGCTCCTGAATCTATCGAATCTGCCGCCGTTATTACAAAACTCCCCGACGCTGGAGTAATATAATAAGTTGTTGCTGGTGCTGAAGTCCACATTAGAACGATAATACTTGAACTTTCTACTTTACCATCTGTTACCGTATCTGTATTCCCATTTGCAGTCCAACTTTGTTCTTCTCTCTCTGTATACTTTAAAGCTGGAATATATTGGGCTAAGTTTAATTCTGACATAATTTTCCTTTCAATAACCCTCTTGATTTAATGAATCAGTAAAGGGCGGTTAATTAACAAAGTCTTGTAAGTGAAACGAAGTGTGTTTTCCATTATCAGGAAAAAGCATTAAATTTTCTAAGTGAGCATAATTAGTTAAGTTAATTATTTTAATGGGCTGGAATAAAAGACTTAACCTTTTATTCCACTTACGGTAGCTAACACCCACTTGACAAAAACCCTATTCTATGACAAACCACGAATTTGCCCTTGAAGTCTTGGGTTTTCTGATATGAAGTTTCCGTCATATAGAATAATACCTACTTGAGCCAACTGATTAGTTGGAGACATCATATCTCTAAAGTTAAATCCTAGAGTTGATTTAACACGACCTACTACACCCATAGGTACTCCATCGTTATTCTTCTTGAAGTTTACTGTTTGGTAACCTTCACCTGTTCTTTTGATTCCCTTGAATCCAAAGAAGTTACGATTTACAAAGTACATTCTACCAGACGCTACTTGTTCATCTTTAATTACTGGAGTTCCTCTATAAGCTAGAGTTTCAAATCCAATATTACCACCTCCGCCTTCTCCGCCTGTTACGATACCAAATGCATCTACTCTTGGATTACCGTTAACAGCGTAATTAGAACGTACAGTAGGAGTTAGTAAAGCTTCGTAAGATGACCATAGAGGCTTTGTAGTGATTATATCAGTTGGATTATCCATTCCGATAGCTACAGAATCATAACCAGTAGCCATTTTAGCTAATGTCAAAGCACCAGCAGAAGCAAGGTAATAACCTTTTAGAGTTGTATAAGTTGCTCTTGCTAGAGTTGCGTAAGTAGCGTAATTAGTTGAATCATCTGCCGCATTGTCTAGACTATCCCAAGAATTACCTACTCCTGTTCCACTATATAAGTTTGCGGACATTAATTGAATTAAACTTTGAGCTTGTGAATCAAACTCGGTTGTTAACAAGTCGACTATTCTTTCATCTCCCTTGTTAAGTTCGGTTTCTATATCCGCAACAACTACTGGCTTGTAAGCTGTTTTTGGATAAAAGAGACCTTTAACACGTACATCTTCTCTATCTGTATCTAGAGTATCAGCAATACCAGTGTTTCCACCGTTTGTGGAGTCTGCGTATTTATAAATTACATCATACTCTGTTCCTGATTTCCAAGGTGCTGGATTGCGTAAGAATAGCATTAGCCCTGGAGTTCCTTTTGTAATTGTGTCAAAGACTTTTGGCACAAGCTTTTCTCTGGTGGTTGTTGTAACCGCTGTTGAAAATTGCATAATTATTGCTTTATACGAGCAAGATATTCCTGTGCGGATTCATTAGGGTTATATTCAATCTCTCCGCTATTGTTACTGTTATCTTTATTAACAGTAATAGGGTCATCTCCTCTAAGCTTAGCATCTTTAAGCACTCTCTCTTCTGTTGTTTTAACTAGACTTTCACGACTTTTAATATTCTTATAAGCCGCCATTAAGTCATTAGTTTTAATCTTGTTAGCCTCTTGGAAGATAAGATTCTGGTCTACTTTAGGGTCAATCTTTTTAATTTCTTCTATTTGACTCTCAACATAAGTGCCTACTTGCTCTTGGAGTGCTACTTTCTTTTGTGCGTCTGAATCAAGACTTTCTCTTATCTTTTCTTCGGCTGCATTAAGTAGTTCTGCTCCACTTTGAGGTACCCATTCTGGGTTTTTCCACGCTGGTTCTTGCTCGCTTGGTTGATTAGGTTTCTCTATTGCCGCAAGTTTTTGAGACTTTTGCGTGTAATCAGGTAGAAAATTCTCTTTCCATTCTTTTGTAAGAACGTCTCCTGTTACTTTTCTTCCGTCTGGTAGCTCATATAGAGATGGCTCTGACGGAGCAACTGGTTCTGTAGGTTCTACAGGTTCAATTACTTCTTTATTTTCTTCTACTGGCTCCGCTGGTTCTACGGGTTCTGTTGGCTCTTCGCTTGGTGCTTCTGCTGGTGCAGGCTCACTGCTTGGAGGTACAACTTCTTCTACTTCATCCATATTATTGGCACTGTCCTCGTTTGGCTTAGTCTTGCGACTGCCTTACGACAACTTGGTGCGATTAAATTTTAAACTTTAGGTTGTTTTGTTTCTTTAGCTTCTTTTGGCTTATTCTTTGCCACTCTATCTATTTCTTCGTTTCTCTTGTTTTGTAATTCTTCGGCAAATAGTATTTCTTCGCTTGGTTCTAATCCTGCCTTAGTCGCCGCTTGAGCTTTTAAATCAGGTGTTAACTCCGAGTAAGATATAGATATAGACGGTGGTTTTTCTTCTTCTTTTTGTTGTGGAGGTAGTATCTCTTGTAGTTCTTCATCTGATACCCCACTTGCTTTAACAGGGTTAATCTTGTATAACTCTGCATTCTTAGCTATCTCTTGAGGGTTATCGTGTTTAGTAATTGTAAAGTAGTCAACTGGAGATATAATCCCCTTTGCTATATCTTCTTGTGCTTGTTGGTATTTAAATTGATTGTCTTCGGGTAACGTCTTGCCTGCTATTACTTTTAGTTCAGTACCGTCTTGTAAGTCGTTTCTTGTTATCTCAATTATGTTTACGGCATTATCACTACCCATTGTTTTAGCATAATGTGTTTCAGTATATCTTAATTTAGCTAAATGGTACATCCAATTCAATAATTCGTAGTTTATATAATCCGTTACTTGTACTAACTCATTGAGTCGTAAGAAAGATTGACTTACTAGAGCAAGTCTACCTGCTTTTGTTTCTTGTCCCTCTCTCTCTCCTTTAAAGGCAGAAGTTGCCGCCATTATAGTATCAATCTCGTTACGAGAGTCTTGCATATCTTCAAATACAAAGTTCGGTAGAGCGTTGCCTGTTTCTCTTTGTACTCCTGTTACAACACCTTTACCCCAAATAATACCTTCTGTTTCATATCTTAGTTTCTGTGCATCAGCTTTGTCCATTGTTTCAGAATTGACTTTAGTGATTCCGTTAACCATTTGAGCGTTATCGTCTATTTGTCTTTTTCTTCTGTCTAGTGATTCTTGTAATGGTGCGGCTTGGCTTATGAAGTCAGTCCTACCAACTGGAGTATTTTCGTTATTAAGAACCGTAGCGAATATGTAAGGCTTTCTAACTTCATCAAAGTGATTATAAAAGTATGCTTCTTTTGTTTGTTGCTCTTCTGCTCCCTCTCTTAAAGGTAGTTTCTCTTCTGTAGGTGTTGGAGTGGCTTGGTCTAGAATCTTCTTTTGGTCGCCGTCATCAGACCTTAGCTCTTGTCCTTGGTCTTCGGTTATCTGTACTCCGTCCCAATCCCAGTACGGATTCTTACCTTTAGACATTATAATCTCGTCATACTTAACAATTAGAGAGTCTTTTACCCACGCTTCTTTGTACTTAATCTTAGGATTGCTTATCAATAACTCGCTCTTATTATCTTCGGTTATACCAGCCTTAGCTAGTATCGCTTTCTCTTTCTTAGGGAATTTCTTTATAACATTAGCAATACTATCCTCTATCTCTTCGATAGCAAACTCTGATTCTACTTCTTTGGTAGAGTTCTTAGCAAACCTTACTTTGCGAGGGTCTACTGATATAGCGTCAAAGTCGTTTATCTTAGCGTTCCAGAACGGCTTTAATACAATAAGGCGTGATAAGTATAGGTTTCTTAAACCTTTTCTCATTATTTCTTTAAAGTTTCTATCGTCGTATTTCTTATTAAAATATCCTTCTTGTTTTATAGCTAACTCTTTAGCTTCTGGAGTTTCACGAGTTGGTATTAGATTTAATTTAGGTAGATTAGATATTAAAGTATTAATAACAGCTTCCACGTTAGTAAAGATACGATTAGAACGTACCTTATTCCTCTTAACAGGAGTACGTCTAATATAGTCAGGTGCAAGCTCACCCGTTACATAAGAGTCATAGTGTTTAGAGTTGCTTTCCATACTCTTTTTTACTATTTCCCAAACACTATCAGATGACTTCCACCTGTTGTCTATAAGCTTACATAAATCTTTATCTTCTAAATCTATTATATTCATAATTCGTATTCTCTTTCTTCTAACATTTCTTTTAAGTTATTAACAAATACACCGTGTTCAACTTGTTTAATTGATTCAACAGGCTCATCATCAGTTAACAGTAACGAGCCACTTGCTTTACCTAGAGTTGCTAAGTACCAGTATAGAGTAGCAAAACAATAGTGATCGACTCCTGTTGTAGAATCCCACTCATAACTTTCAATTCCTCTATTGCTTACTACCTTGATTCTTCTTAGCGTCTCCCAGTGTTTTATAAACTCTCTAAACTCATTATCAGTTGGTACTCCAAACAAGACTTCAGCGACTAGAATCTTCTCAATAAGCTGGTCAAGCATTCTATTGCGATTGGAGTAAACTATCCCCTTTTTGTCATTCTCTTCATTTCCCTTGCCCCACCACACTAAGGTTCTAGGGTTATCGCTATTCTCTTTAAAGTAGCTCATATAAGCCCCTCTGAACGTATCTACACAGTAACGAGATAAGTTAGTATCAGGCATTGCGTCTATTACTAGAGTTGGTTTGTATTGCTTCATTAGCTTGTCTACAAAGCTTCTATCACTAAACTTACCTATCTTTATTATACCTTTCTCACTTCCTAAGACGTAATGACATATATTACCTACGTCTATTCCTAAGTAGTAGTCTTGAGTTACTAGGTTTTTAGGTGTCCAAACGTCTAAGATAGTCTTTCTTGATACACTCAAATCACCAGGGTTGTATGGCTCTCCTAATACAAAGTTGTAAAAGTATTCTTGGTCTCCCTTGGAATCTTCTATAATCTCTTTAGCTTTAATCCAAGGAGCCATTAGTAATGATATGTGATAGCCAGATACTTCAGCTCCTTCATTTTGTGCTACCCAACGCCCTTTTCTTCTGTTATCATCTGTAATCTCTCCCTTACAACTAGAACAGATATACATCTCTTTCTCCATATCTAGATTGTCAGGGAACTGTAGGTATTGTTCTAATTGACAGCTAGGGCAAGTAATACACCATTCTTTCTTATCGGACTTCTGCCATTGATTGTCTACTACTCCTTTCTCGGTAGTAGGGTTTGAGAATATCCAACGACCTTTATAATCGCTTGCTTTGGTACGACTCTTATACGTTTCTAACATCTTCTGGTCGCTTCTATCTGCTTCGTCGTGAACTAATACGTCAGCCGAAGTCATAATCGCCGCAGTCTTTGATACAGTTCCTTTAAAGAATAAGAAGCGTCCGTTAATCTCTTTACGTTCTATGTTGTCAGTTGGTAAACCACTAAATACTTGTGGGTTTGCTTGTAATAACTTGTTAGTCTTTGAGCTTACAAACTCTCTTGTATCGTCATCAGTAGGGAAAGTATATATTATATTCCAACCAAAAGTCTTGATTGAGAACAAGACCTTTAGATTAAATATAATAGAGCCACCAATTTGAGCACACTTCTTTACTACAATATTAGGATTCCAGTCTGATAATATATCAAGTAAAAACAAACGGTCTTTCCACTCTAGTACGTCGCCTTTTTCTGTTCTTAGTTTGTATTTCTTAATCCAGTAGAGTATTGAGTATTTTGAAACATCCATTTAATCTTTAAAATATTTATGTATTTGATGAGTGGCTTCGTGTTCATCACGTTCACTATCCTCTCGGTCTTTATTCTTACTCTTATTTATATCTCCGTAATGAGTCTTAAATCCGTATTCGTGAGGTTGTAACAAGGCAACTCGTTCTCTTATTCGTTCTCGTTTAACTTTCTTTGATTGATTCCAGTAAGGGTCTAATAGTTTATCAGTTATATATCTTCTACAAATCTTACCACAAGCACACTTAGTATCGTATTTAGCTATTGGTTCTTTGAAAGAGTTTATTACTATCTTAATTCCTTTATTAACAAAATCAATCTTACACTTATCACACCAGAAATCGTTAGGAGCTACTAGAGGAGCTTCGTTAATCTCTTTTTGTAATGCTTGAGATTGTTTAGTGTTTTGTCTATCTAATTCTAGTTGAGCTAAATTGCTATCAACTCTTTTGCTTAGATTATCAGTATTCATTTTAATATATTCTTAATCTTGTCGTAGAAAGGTCGCCAACCTAATTCATCTAACTTAATATGTTCGTGATATTCTTCTTCGTCAAACTCACTTAAAAACTCACCTTTTCCTTGGTTTAAAGATAAATCAATTACTTTATCACTTGGCTTTTGTTCTTTAGTTAACGTCCACAACTTGCGGAGTTTCTTCAATCTCTTTATCATCTTGAATCATTTCTTTAATACTATCTTCAAAGCCTTTAACGGCAGTAATAAATTGAGGTTTGTTAACAAAGGTAAGGAAAACTTGTTTAGTAGGTACAATAACTTCTCTATTATCCCAAGTAGCTTTACCAATTCTTTCTGCAACAAACTTAGAAACATCTACTTTAGTTCTTAATAAGTTAGAGTTCTGTTTAGTAACAACTTGCCCGTCTTTATCTTTTAAAATTCCAGCCATTGTAACTACAGGTTCTTGAGTTTCTAAATCTAGTACATCATCTAAATTCTTCTCGGCTTTATTCAGGAAGTTGCTCTTTTGGAGATTTTTAGATAGCCAAGCAGGAAGTTCTTTTATTAAGCTTAAAGAATATTCATTTGAATACCCTACTGCTAAAGCACTCTTATAAGAATTGCTAAAGGTATCTGATTTAGGGTCTAAATACTTTTTGAGGTATAAAGCTTGTCTAGGGTCAGGAGCAGTATATTGATTTACCTTATTCGGATTGTTGTTTGTTACCCTCTTTGGTTTGTTCGTTGTCTTGCTCATCTTTTTTAGTTAAATCTCTATAAGCTAATACAGGCTCTATTGCGTTAGGACTAACACTAAGTTGTGCTACTTGTTCTATCTTATACTTCTTTAGAATAGGAGCTATTAGTAAATCTGCTTCGTCTACTCTCTTTTGAAAGTCTGCTTGATTGTTCTTCTTTGATAAATTTACGATGTTCTTTAAATCCATATTAAGTACTGTTAGTTATTAATAAATAAAAGTCTTCATCTAACATATTGTTTATCATAAACTTCTTCTTCTGCTCTTAGCTCTT